TTTCGTAAGATCGGAATACTACTTGCAAAACCCCCTATAAATATAACAGACAGTGGGTTAACTGAGTTTGCTCAAGCAATGAATCACTACCCACAATGTAAAGACCCTGACCCAGTAACTGCATATCGTAATTACTATCATCAGGCAAAACCATTTGCTAAGTGGGAATGGAAACGTGATGCACCACAATGGTGGCAAGGTTATCAAGGAGTAGCATGAGAGTATTAGTAGAAAATTATGGCGATGTAAGAATCTTTTCAGATCGTCCATATGGATATAAAAGATATCATGTACAATGGAAAGATGGCAATGAAGAAATGTTCAGTGGCATATGGTACAGTGAAAAGAAAGTTAGAAAGATAGTAGAGGAAAGATTAAATGCCAGCATATGATTTCTTAAATTCAGATACGAATGAAGTCGAAGAGCATATTATGTCCTACACTAAGTTAGATCAATTCAAAGAAGACAACCCACACTTAAGACAAGTGATACTAGATGCACCTCTGACCGTAGGTGGTGTAGGGGACAGAGTCAAGACAGACGATGGTTTTAAAGAAGTATTATCAAACATTGGTAAGAACTACAAGGGTTCTGATCTAGACAAGAGATACAATAAACAATCAATCAAAGATATTAAAACAAAAGAGATAGTCAAGAAGTACGTTGACAAAGGCACCATTTCATATTAAAATAGATTATGACATTAAAAATGAGAACTAACCTCATTGAGTTAAGTGAACTAGAAAATATTCAACTCAATACAATTCAAGAAAACGGCAAACGATTCTATACAGATGATGCTGGTAAGATCAGATATCCTTCTGTAACAACTGTAACATCTTTACTTACTAAAGATCAGATCAAGTTGTGGAGAGCACGTGTCGGTGAAGAAGTTGCAAATAAGATTTCTACACGTGCCGCACGAAGAGGTACAAAGTTTCATTTACTAGTAGAAGATTATCTACGTAAAGAAAAAGAGTACATTGAGTTTGATGATATCATGCAAGAAGCACAATTTAAAGCAGTGCAACCTATCTTAGATGAGATCGTACCAATTGCCTTAGAGGCGCCATTGTTCTCAGAGAACTTACAAATGGCAGGACGTGTAGACTGTGTTGGTTTATTTGATGGAGTATTATCTATCATAGACTTTAAAACAAGTAGTAAGATGAAGACAGAAGAAATGGCACAACCATGGTACCACCAAATGACTGCATATGCAATCATGGTAGAAGAACTAACAGGACAACCTATTGAAGAAGTAAATGCAATTGTAAGTATGGAAGATGGTAACTATCAATTGTTCAGTGCTGATCCAAAAGATTATGTTGAAAGTCTATATGGTTTAAGACAACAATATAGAACACTTTACGGAGTATAGAATGATAAGTAAAAAAGAATTTTGCGAACAAGTTGAGAAACTAATGCGAGATAGAAATGTTGAAGTGATGGACGCCATACTAAAAACGTGTGAAGTAAATCAGATCGAACCGGAAGGTGCTAAGAGACTCTTAACACCACCGTTGAAAGAGAAGTTACAAGCAGAAGCAGAAAAGTTGAAACTTGTTAATCGTGAGAAGTCAAGCAGAGCAAGTCTGTCTGGGTTCTTCAGTAAATAGGAGTATAAAATGGAAAAAAATGATATTATATCAGTCGTTACTATGACTGGCGAATATGTTGGTAAACTAAACAGTGATGATGTTCTGAACAGTTTTGAATTACTACACCCTAAGATGATCTTGTCAAACCCAGAAACAGGTGAGATGGGATTTGCTAGAGGCATTGCCGTAACTGGACAAGAAAATCCAGAGTCCGTTGTTTTACACAATATAGTTTTTGCCTGTGCGGCAAATGACAAAGTTGTAAAAGCATGGCAAGAGGCAACTAGTTCAATCGTAACACCAGGTCAACCGAAGTTAGTTAAGTAATGTCGAGTCGAGAAGGATTCGATGCATATCGTTTATATCTAGGTATTAAGTTACACTTCAATACAGAGAATTACGATTTCGTCAAATACAACGGCAAAGTGAAAGCAGACTTACCATCGTTTTTAAAACGAAAAGATAAGTTTCATTTTGCCAAACTTTCTCGTAAGTACAAAGAAGAGTTACAAGACTTCTACATCTCACAACTATCATTTAAAGATATGTGGGCAGGCGAGATGTTAGAACCTGAATCACATAAACGTTTTACAGAATGGAAAAAACGTAGACAAAAATTATCATACCAATTCGATCTAGACGTAAACAAGTTATTAGAGAAGAAGACAATACAAGAAGTACTAACAGTAAACAGAGGACAACACCCATTTCTTTTAAAACAATATATGGGTAAGAACGTATCATTAGAGACAATGGTAATGTTAACAGAGATCACAAACTGTAGAAAAAGATGGAAAGAATTGATCACTGATAACATCATATATCCTGAAGTCGATAACAAGATAGAAAAGTATAGACCATTTATAACGTATGACTATACAAAGTTTAAAGAGAGGTTAAAGAAATTATGCTCACAATAGTAGGTAACGGACCAAGCAGATTAAAATATGATCTGAATAAGTTAGATAGATGGTGGGGTTGTAATGCAATATATCGTGATTACACACCAGATTTATTATTCGCCGCAGACATACCAATGCAGAATGAGATTGTGTATGATGTAAAGTATTATCATAAGAACAAGATGTTTTGGGCAGGCCTAGAACTCTTAGATATGGATATGTGGGACATGATCAAGTTTGGATTTCAAGACTCGCATGATAGCATCAAAGAATTACGCCACCCAGAAGATGATAAGTTTCTCGTACAGGGTAATGGAAAAGAGGTATCACTATTAGGTATATGTAGTGATCGGATAAACAACATAGTTATATATGAAAAAAAGATCCTCAGGAATCTCTTAACAGGAATGTTAGCATTAGGTTATGCATTAGAATCAGGTGAAAAAGAAGTTCTGTTACTAGGATTAGATTGTTTACAAGATGAGTACATGACACCAGATAACATATATGTAGGAACTGGTGGTAATTATAACAATAAATACGATGAGACGGATTTAGTTTTCACGTCTCAAAAAAGTCAGTTCATTGCACTGCTGAAACACTATTCAGATAGTAAGGTTTATTTTAAAAACCCACTAGACGAATTGTACGAAGTAAAGTATAATGAATTATCTTACTATGAAAGTAGTAAAGAGTGGGTGCTTGGTCAAGGGTTTGACGATGCATCTTTTTAATAAAATGCAATACAATGCAAATACAATGCGATATAATAGGAGAATACAATGTCGACATCATTAGATAAATTAAGGCAGGCCATGGAATCTGCCTCTCCAACCGGAGAAAAAAAGTCCTATTCCGATGACAACTATTGGAAACCAGAACTCGATAAGAGTGGTAATGGTTATGCAGTAGTTCGTTTTTTACCTACACCAAGTGAAGAAGAGATGCCATGGGTATCTTATTTTGATCATGGTTTTCAAGGTCCAGGTGGTTGGTATATTGAGAAATCATTAACCACTATCGGTAAACAAGACCCAGTGTCTGAGTACAACACTCAACTTTGGAATACAGGAATTGAAGCAAACAAAGAACAAGCACGTAAACAAAAAAGACGTTTACATTATGTGTCTAACATCTATGTTGTTTCTGACCCAAAGAATCCTCACAATGAGGGTAAAGTCTTTACATATAGATATGGTAAAAAGATTTTCGAGATGTTAAAAGAAGCAATCTCACCTGCTTTTGAAGATGAGAGTGCTATTAACCCATTTGATCTCAGAGGCGAAGGTGCCAACTTTAAGATTAAAATCAGAAAAGTTGATGGTTACTGGAACTATGACAAGTCAGAGTTTGACAGTCCTGCACCAATTTTTGATGATGAAAATAAGTTAAATGATATATATACTTCACTTAACTCATTAACTGAGATCATCTCACCTAGTCAGTTCAAAACTTATGAAGAGTTGAAAACAAAACTTGACAGAGTTCTAGGACTAACAGGTGGAGTTGCGACATCAACTGCTGAATCAATTGCAGAAGATCAAGACGAAGTGCCTTGGTCAAATGTGAATACTGAATCAGTAGCAGATGAACCTGTAATCTCATCAGCAGAACCTTCAGTTGGAGAATCTGAAGACGATGCGATGGATTACTTTAAGAAACTTGCTACTGAGTAAGTAAGTTTCTTATTTGGGGTGATGTAGGTTAGGCATCACGAACTGAGACCGCGGAATGCAATAGGGGGTACTTAGTCTGGGAAAAGATATCAAGACTGAAGCGGCGATATCTTGTATAGAGCGGGTTGCGATAAAGTGATTGGGGCGACTATACATTTAATAGAGTATAATATGACACAGGTAAAACCAAAAAGAAATCCTAAAACTAAACAGGTTGAACCTTTTGACAGAATGTTACGTAGATTCAAAAAGATTTGTGATAAGAAAGGTATTGTAAAAGAATGTCGAGATAGACAATATTACGAGAAACCTAACGACACTAAGAATCAAAAGAATCAAGCAATCAAGAGACGAAAGAAACTTGATCGTATGAAATCTGCTCAGAAAGGTTTTAGAAGATAATGTCCAAGTGGCATGGTGGTAAAGGTTCTAGTAGAAGACCCGAAGACAAAGATAAGTACGATGAAGCATGGGAAAGAATCTTTGGTGAACCACGACCTAATATAAAGTCTCGTAAAGAGACACCCTCACATGGACTTACTCAAGTTCATAAAGATAAAACGAAAGTTATTCCTAGAAAAGAAAAGTATAAAGATTAATTATCTCGAAGATCAACGTTACTAGTACCGTCTGATCCAGAAGAGGATTGAATATTAGTTGCGCCTTCGTTTATTACATTGGCAATATTTGCTAGATTAGGATTTTGTTTGGCCATTTCAGCAATCTCTTTTTCTGTTGCTCCTGAATCTCTCAATTCTTGAATCATGTTTGCTTGGCCTCTAATATTTGCTGACGACAATCTATCTTGAAACTGATAAGATTGGTCTGCATCTATTGTAGCAACGTTTTCATTTTGCCTTGCATACTGATTAAATTCTGTTTTAAATCTTCTGTGTTCAAACATACGATATTGTGCATCTTCTAATTCTTCTCCCGTCTTACTAGCATCATACTCGTCTGAATCATAACCTCCACGCATGTTCTTATAAACAGTTTCAGCATCATCACCAGTTACTGCTTTAAAGTTTGCTAAGGTAGAATCTACAACTGCCATTTGTGTTTTTAAGTCTGCTAGACGTTTACCATGTTTTTCACTGGCATATTGTGCTTCTGCTTCTTCTCTAGACATGCCTTCTCGACCCATTAGAACATTAGTAATTCTTTTCTCTCTATGTTCTAATTGATCATCAATCATACCTTGAATACGTCCTTTATCATCTGCATCAATTATAGTTAATGCTCTAACCAATTCTGCGGAATCTGCATTTCTCTTTTCAAGAGATTGCTTTGCCGCTTCAGGATCAATAGCATTATCCTCAATCATTTTTTCTGTGTACTCTTCATTACCAGATTCTTTTGAAAGTTGTCCAATAAATGCGTCATTTGTTGCCGTTCCAGCACTTTGATATCCGTCTGCTTGTTTGATCAATACGCCTTTTTTGCCAGCGGCCCGTTCTTCTTCATTTGCTAAAACCATTCTATCAGTTATAAGACCACGTTTCATTGCCTCTGTGTCTACGGCGGCATCTAGTGCAGATCCTTTTAATGTTGGATCTTCTTTTAGTTTTTCTGCTTTAATCATCGCAACTTCTTTTGAGTCATCTGCCCGTTGTTTCTTAAACGATCTTTGAGCAGTTCTATCTCGCATCTCGCCTTCTTTTTCT